TCAAACCACTGTTAATGAGCAGATTGATACAGAATCTCTTGGAGATAGAATTGTAAGTAGAAATGTAATCTACTTCATGAGAGGTAGGAATATTGAATTTACTGCCACTAGAATGAAGCCTTATACTCAGGTATATCCATTCTTTGATAATGTAGATGTTAAGAAGTTCTGTATGTCCAAGTTGGTTGAAATTGAGATGGTTCAAGGAACCTTCCAAGTTGGTGAATGGGTTGGAGGTATCATGCCTTCTACTGAAACTTCTGAACAGGTTGAGGAAGGTACAAAAGCAGCTATTGTATTCAGAGTAGCTACTACTAATCATAAGTATGGACCTTATAATGATCCAATTGATAGATTTGATCGCAATCCTTATAATAGAGAACTTACAATTCCTGCTATTTACTCAGAAACTTCTTCAATTCTAAATGTTGATACATTTAGTTTGGCTAATGAGCATCAACCTTGGTTTGCTGGATATGTTGCTAAGGGTATGACTTTGAGAGGTAATACTAGTGGAGCTCAAGCAACAGTTAAAGATGTTAGATTAGTATGTGATAGAATTGGAACTTTGATTGGTTCTTATAAAGTTCCTGGTGGTAATGATCCATCTAACCCTATATTTGAAACTGGTAGATCTAGATTGAGACTTACTAGCAGTCCTATTGATAGTCACGTAGAAGGAACTGTCACTACTGCTTGTGAGGAAATCTTCTACTCTCAGGGTGATATTGATAATACACAGGAAGTTACCCTATCCCTGAGAAATGCAAGGGTTGAGCACAATGACAACTTCCGTGAAACAAGAGTTATTGGAGACCAATCAACCTCACAGACTACCTTTAGTGTTGGAGGTAGTACAGAACTTACTGGATGTTATACTGACCCGTTAGCACAAACCTTTATGGTTGATGATGTTACTGGTGTCTTCCTTACAGGTTGTGATATTTACTTCCATGAGAAGGATACAGCTGGTGTTCCTGTTACATTCCAGATTAGAGAGACCCAAATGGGTACTCCTATTACCAAGATTTTAGCTTACTCCGAAGTACATATGGATCCGGCAGCTATTGAGCTGTCTACTGATGCCAGTGTTAAAACACACTTCAAATTTGAATCTCCAGTTTATCTGAATGCTCAGAGAGAATACGCTTTGGTTCTTCTCTCTAACTCTACTGATTATAGAGTTTGGATTTCTAGACTTGGTGAATCTGATGTAGGCACTATTGCACAAGAAGAAGGACAGGTTCTTGTATCTACACAAAGATTACTTGGTTCACTATTCAAATCTCAAAACGCTTCTGTTTGGACTCCAAGTCAGTATGAAGACTTGAAGTTTGAGTTGTATAGAGCAGACTTTGTTGCTGATGGTTCAGTTCAGTTCTTTAATCCTCCTCTTCCAGAAGATATATCGGTTATTTCTAGAGGTAGTATTACTGCTACTCCTAATAATATTAGAGTTGGACTTGGTACAACATTAGCAGATACTGGATTAGAAGTAGGAAATACGGTTTATCAAACTGGAACTACTGGTGAAGGTACTTTGGTTGGTTATGCTGGTTCAGCTCATTCCACACTCTCACTCACTAATGTTGGAGCTGGATATACACCAAGTTCTGGTTACTATGTCTTCTCTGGAATTGCGCTTACAAGTGTTACTGGAGATGGTCTGAATGCTACTGCAGAAATTGCAGTTAAGGATGGAGTTGCAATCGCTGCTACTATTTCTAGCTTCGGATTTGGTGGAAATGGTGGAGGTAAGGGTTATCAAGTTGGTGATGTCTTGACACCTATTACTATTGGAAATAAAGGACTTGGTTCTGGAATGAAACTTTCAGTCAGTCAACTTTATGGAAATAATGAGTTGGTTATTGAAAATGTTCAAGGAATATTTGGAACAGAATCTACTCAGTATCTCAATTATACTAATAGTCTTGGTGTTAATACATCTTTGAATTATTCTACTGGTGGTCAGGTTGTCGCCATATCTCCTATTAGAAAAATTAGTGATGGACTTCATATGAAGATCTTCCAAAGAAATCATGGAATGCACTCCTCTACTAACGTAGTCACTTTAAGCAACATTAAGACTGATGTAAATCAATCTAAGTTGTCAGTTGACTATGGTAGTTCTGCAACATCTGCAATTTCAGTAGCAAGTACCGATGTTTATGGTACTTTTGAAAATCTAGGTGTTGGTGCTACTAATCCAGGATACATTAAGATTGGTAGTGAGATTATCAAGTATACTGGAGTAGAGAGTAGTACATTGACTGGTATTACTAGAGGAATTGATAATAGTCCAACAGAAAGACATTCTGCTGAAGATTTGGTTAGTAAGTATGAGTTTAATGGTATTTCCTTAAGAAGGATTAATACTACTCACAATCTTAATGAAGTTTCTTCTACTATTCCAAATGCTATTACTTTAGATTCATATCATATTAAGATTGATCTTGCTGATACTGATACTGGAACTAATAGATCAAATGCTGGATTGTTCCCAGAACTTCATTTCAATAGGAATCAAAGCAATCTAGGTAATGGAGCAAAAGGAACTTATAACATTCCTTTTGACATTTGTGTCCCTAACTTTAATAGTATAGCACCTACTGGAACAGTTATTTACTCTTCTATGAGAACAACTGCTGGTAAGAGTATTAGTGGTATAGAAGCACCATTTGTGGATAAGGGATTCATCAAACTGTCATTGAAGCAAGAAAACTATTTTGATACTACTAGAATTGTTGCTTCTAAGCCTAATGAGGATTCATTACTTGGAGATTTGCCAGCTAACAAATCTTTGACTATGAATTTGAATCTTGTTTCAGAAGATTCAAGATTGTCTCCAGCTGTTGATCTTGATCAAGCATCAGTTATATTCATTTCAAATAGAATTAATTCTCCTATAACAAATTGGGATACAAACTTTGAAGTTAAGACTGTTACAGATGATCCAAATAGATTCTTCTATGTAACTAAGAATGTTTCTCTGGAGAATCCAGCCACTTCCTTACAGGTTTACTTAGAAGCTTATATTAACCTCTATAATGATGTAAGAGTATTCTACGCTCTTGATCAAACAGGTGGTGTTGATGATTGTATATTTGTCCCCTTCCCTGGATTTTCTAATCAGGATCCTACAAGAGAAGGAGTTATTCTGAGTACTTCAGGAAGTGATGGTTCATCTGATCGTGAGATAGCTAAGACTGATATTTTAGATCCTAATCCTTCTTTGAATTTCTTTAGAGAATATAGGTTTACAGCTGTTGATCTCAGTCCTTTCAATACCTTTAGGATTAAGATTATTGGCACAAGTACAAATCAGACATTCCCGCCTCAAATTAGAAACCTCAGATCCATAGCCCTAGCATAATGGCATTAATTAAAGTCAAGGATCATGATGGTTTTTATAGAGATAGTAACTCACAAGCTATCATCAATAAAAACAATCAAGATTATCAAGCATATGTGGCTAATAGAGATAAACTTCTTTCTGATAAAGAAAGGATTGATAAGTTAGAGAATGAAATTGGTGATATTAAGAGTATGATTCAAACATTAATAGATAAGTAACATGGCTAATAATACTATTACTTTTGATCCAGATTCTGGGGTCGCCTATGGTGTTAATTTAACTATTAATGCTGGAGCAGATTTTAAATCTAGTTTTAAAGTTCTAAGTCCGAATAAGAATAATTATAATTTTACTGGTTATAGTGGATCTTCACAGATGACTAAATCAGTATCTGTTGGATCTACAGTTTATCCTAATGCCACCTTTACAGTTGGTTTTACTAGTGCTGTGGGTGGTGAATTTGATATTTCTTTGGGTTCCACTCAAACTAGAAATTTGAAGGAAGGAAGATATTGGTATGATGTTTTGGTTGGTTCTGGATCTACCATTTATAGAATAGCTGAAGGAAATATCTTGGTACAAGGAGGAGTATCTTCAGCACCATAAATATAAAAATAATACTAGTATAACATGGCACAGCCTGCTTCACGAGAGGAATTTAAAAACTATTGCCTTAGGCAATTGGGGGCTCCTGTGCTGGAAATTAATATTTCTGAGGAGCAATGTGAAGACTTAATTGATGATGCTTTACAGTTTTGGCATGAGAGACATTATGATGGTGTAGCACAAACCTATCTAAAGTATAAGATTACTCAAGAAGATATTGATAGAGGTAAGGCTAACTCAGATAATCCTGCTGGCATAACCACCACAACAGTTGATAAGACTGTTGGTGTTACTACCCAGTTTAGCTTTGAGGAGAATAGTAATTATCTTCCTATACCATCCGATATCATTGGAGTCAATAAGATTTTCCAATTTGATGAGTCTTCATCAATTAATAGTAATAATATGTTTAGCTTTAAATATCAGCTATTCTTGAACGATGTCTATTATTGGGGAACTACGGATTTATTGAGTTATTCTATGGCTATGACGTATTTGGAAACTATGAATTTCCTTCTCAATACTCATAAGCAGATTAGATTTAATCAGAGAATGGATAAGCTCTATATTGATGTGAGATGGCCAGAAGTGAGAGTTGGTGAGTATATTATTATTGATTGTTGGAGAGCTTTAGATGGAAATTCTTTCACAGGTGTTTGGAATGATTTCTTTCTTAAGAGATATGGAACTGCTTTAATGAAGAGGCAATGGGGCATGAATTTGATTAAATTTACTGGGGTTAAACTTCCTGGTGGTATTGAATTTAATGGAAGACAAATATATGATGATGCTGAAAAAGAGATACAAGATATTAGAGCATCTATGCTCAGCACTTATGAACTTCCACCTTTGGACCTTATTGGTTGAGGTAAGACATGGTACTCAATTCTTACTTTCTTCAAGGTTCTAAAAGCGAACAAAACCTCCTTCAATCTCTCATTAATGAGCAGATTCAGATGTATGGGGTGGAGGTCTATTATATCCCCAGAAAATATATAACTACTAATAGTGTTATTAAAGAAGTTATAGAATCAACTTTTGATGATGCTTATCCTATTGAAGCATATGTAGATAACTATGAAGGATATGGTGGTCAAGGAACTATTCTTTCAAAGTTTGGTATTCAAGAACAAGACGATCTTACTCTGATTATTTCAAGAGACAGATATGAAAGTTATATTGCTCCTTTGATGAAGAATACTCCTAAGGTGGAGTTATATGAGCGTCCTAAAGAAGGGGATATCATTTACTTCCCATTGGGTGATAGGTTGTTTGAAATTAAGTATGTTGAGCATGAACAACCATTCTATCAGCTAAAGAAAAATTATGTTTATCAACTGAGATGTGAACTCTTCCGTTATGAGGATGAGGTTATTGATACTGGTATTGAAGCTATTGATGATGAAATTGAACAGGTAGGTTACATTCAAACCTTGTCACTTATAGGAGCTGCTACACAGGCAACTGCAAGTGCTTCTTATTGTGCAAGTGGTGGTGTTAATAAGATTTATATGAGTAATATGGGTAATGGGTATACTTCCCAACCCGTTATAGGATTCTCTTCTGCTCCATCAGGTGGAATAACTGCTACTGGTATTGCTTCAATTAACCAGACATTTATTAACTGTGATGGTACTCAAGAAGGTGGCAAGATTCAACACATTTATATAACTAACTCTGGTTGTGGATATACAGTTGCTCCTTGGATTACAATAGGTATTGGAACTCAAAGTGGTGGTGGAGTTGGGGCTGCTGCGACAGCAGGAATATCCACAGGCACTGTAGGAGTTGTAACACTAACTGGTCAAGGGTCTGGATATACTACAAGTCCTGCAGTCACATTTAGTGCTCCACCTAGTGGTATTAATAGTGCTACTGGTTATGCAGCTATCAATGCTTCTGGTATTGTTACAGCTTTCTATGTAACTTATGGTGGTATTGGATATACTGGAAACCCAACTGTTACTATTGATGCTCCTGGAGCTACAGGAATTGGAACAGGGTCATATATCTATAATGAGGTAGTTACTGGCCAAACTTCTGGCACCACTGCTAGAGTTAGAAAATGGAATGTTGTTGGTAGTAAGTTGTCTATAGCTACTGTTGATGGAACCTTCCTTAGAGGGGAACAAGTTCTTGGTGGAGAATCTGGAGCTGTCTATGTTATTGGTTCAACCAATACTTATGATACTTCTAGAACAAATGTTGAGGAAACTTTAACTACTACTCCATTTGCAGATAATGCAAATATTGAAACTCAGGGAGATTCTATTCTGGACTTCACGGAGACTAATCCTTTTGGGATGCCTTAATAATTTGTTAAATAGTGTATAGTAAAGGTATAGATTAATGTTTGAGTATTTCTATAATGAGATCTTTAGATCCGTTATTATTGGATTTGGGACCTTATTTAATGGTATTCAGGTAAAGAAGGATTCTGGAGATATTAGAGTTCCTTTAGCCTATGGACCAACTCAAAAGTTTCTTGCTAGAATGCAGCAGGAAGCTGATTTGAATGCTCCTACACAGATGACTCTTCCTAGAATGTCATTTGAATTTTTGGGATTGCAATATGACCCAAGTAGGAAGTCAACTCAAACACAGTCAATTGTCACTCAAGATCCTAGTGGTAATGAAGTGAGAAGGGTGTATATGCCAGTACCTTATAATATGAGGTTTGAGCTAGCCGTCATGACTAAAGTCAATGATGATATGCTTCAGATTACTGAACAGATTCTTCCTTATTTCCAACCAGCTTATAATCTTCCTATTAACTTTCTTGGTAACTTGAAAGAGAAAAGAGATGTTCCTATTCAATTGGATAACATCACTATGGAAGATGATTATGAAGGTAACTTTGATACAAGAAGAGCTCTTATCTATACATTCAGCTTTACTGCTAAAACATACATTTTTGGACCTATTTCCGATATCAGTGGAGATATTATCAAGAAGGTTTCTATTGGTTATGTTGCTGGTTCCAAGGCACCTGGTTCTTCACCTTCTAGAGATCTTACATATCAAGTTCTTCCTAGGGCTACTAAGGATTACACTGGTGATATTGTAACACTCCTTGCTGAGAATGTTAATCTTACAGATGAGATTATTGAGGTTGATGATGGAACAGCTGTTAAGGCAGAGAAGTACATCTATGTTGGTACTGAGGAGATGTATGTGGAAGCTGTCACTGGTAATAAACTATCAGTGAAGAGAGGTCAAGACAATACTACAGTTCAAAATCATGTACTTGGTGCCAAGGTTCTTGGTATTGATTATACGGATAATGCAGCTGGAGTTGGGGTAGACAGTGCTCTAATTCAGTTTGGTGATGATTTTGGATTTGATGGAAATACATTCTAGGTATAATATATGTCATTAAATGATGAATTTAACATTACTCCTACTGAGATTACAGTAGATGAGAGTGCAGTGGTTGTTGGTGTTGATAGGGAAAAACCTGACAGACTAACCAAGGATGATATTACAAAAGATTATGAATATACTAGAGGTAATCTTTATAGTATAATTGAAAAAGGACAAGAAGCAATTAATGGCATTTTAGAACTTGCTCAAGAGAGTGAGATGCCAAGAGCATATGAGGTTGCAGGTCAGTTAATCAAGAGTGTATCTGATGCAACTGATAAGTTGATGGATCTTCAGAAGAAGGTAAAGGATGTTAATGAGGAGAAGGAATCTAAATCTCCTACAACTGTCAATAACGCATTGTTTGTTGGATCTACAGCAGAATTGCAAAAATTGTTGAAGAACAATATTCCGTC